AAGTATATGCTAAACGCTGACCATTTGAAAAGAAATCTGCAAAAATAAAGTAAAGTAGTTAAACTTAGGGACGGAGTTCTTGGTTCGCGGGTGGTTTTCCTTTAGACTCTTTCTTCTTGTTTTTGAATATCTTATCGAAGTTCTCGTTGAACTTATCGATGTCCGTGGGGCGTGGTTTGCTTCCCTTGCCTCCATGCCATTGGCTATTCTTCATCATTATCATACTCCTTATAGTATTCGACTATAGATAGAATGTTTTTAGTATAACGAGTTACTTCAGCCATATTCATTGATAAGTTTTCATATTGTTGCGTAGTTAACGCATAGTATGCCACCGCAGGAGCTTTACCTTCTTCAACGAGTTGTAGGTATTCAGCCATAATCTCTGGAGTAAGGACTTTCCACTCGACGTTTACCGCTTGAATCTCCATTGGCAACGGGGGGTGGTACATAGGTGCGGGTAACGCTATGGTATTTACTTCAACAGGTTTGGTCGGTATTAGTGAACAACCACTGACCGCGATTAACAAAAGTGTACTAGTTAGTAGCTGTTTCATCTTCTTTTACTGTTGTTATTGCTACAAGATTATCCATTACCTTTTTACTGCCTTTATTAACAATTTTCTCTACTAATCCTGGTTTGTTCAAGGCTAAGTTGTCTAGATCGTGCTTAGCAAATGTTTGTCTTAGTTTATTGACTTCACGAAGTGCGTTTTGTTTATCTGTTTCAAGCACGTCAAGGTTCGCGGACAGTTGTTCTTGTTTAGCTAGGTACTGTTTAATTGAATCGTTTTGTTCGGTTATCTTACTTTCGAGAACTATTTGGTTGGCTTTAGATTGCGATAATTGGTCGAACAGGTATTTAGAACCTGCCAAAGAAGATACCAATAGGACTCCGAGAATCAAGCTTACTTTATAACCCATTACGATTTCCCAGTAACTCTGTTTTGAATAAAATCTTTAAAACTATTGGGTAATACTTGATGTTGTTCTCGGTACTTACCTAGTTCGGGTATTAAGTCTTGTGCAAACGGTGACAGGGTTTCGGAACCCATGACTTTATTCATGGTTTTAGGATCATTAAACAAAGTAATAAAATCAGAGAACTCTGTTTCTATTGCTTCAGGGTTAATCTCAGACTCAACATTAGCATCGTAACCGTCATTAAAGAAGCTGTATGGGTTTTTCTTGTACTCTTTTTTATAAATATAATCAGGAGAGAAAGACTTTCTATCTGATTTTCTTATTTCTTGTAAAACATCAAAACGGTCTTGTTCATTTAGCTCTCCTAACATTTGATCAAGTCTATTAGGTTCTTGAGGCGGTGTAGCTTCAGACATGATTAAAGGACCCGCGAACATGCCTTCAGGTTTTTGAACATCGAATTTTGGAGCGTCTGTGAGTGTATCTAATATGCCTGCCATCATGAAAGTATATTCGAAAAAATTTTTTCTCGCAAAATTTTTATCATAGGGACTTATTTGTAAAGTACATGCAAAAGAGGATGCAACTCCAGGGGCGGGTGGGTGGGTCCCAGCTGGCGACTGGAAGAGGGGGTATGGGGGTTCGAAATGCAGAGCAAGAGACTGGGATCGAGTGAGCGAACACGAGAACAAGCGAGAAAGACAGGCAAAGAAAAGCCCACCGCGATGCAGTGGGCTGGAGTCAGTAGCGAACTACTCGACCGAGATGAAGTCAGACTTAATCAGTCTGTTCTTATAGAACTGCCAGATCTTGGCAGGAGTCTGCACAGTATTGAACTCAGCTACTTTATCAAGGGCTGAATTAAGTCCTGATGCATCGGTTCCAATTAGCTGTTCTATCGTTAACATATTACCTTCAGCATTAACAAGTGCTTGTATGATGCACTGTGCTTGGTGAGGTAGCTTGTTAGCGTTAGTCACAGTATGCAACTTGACATTGGAAGTCTTGTCAAACCTTCTTCCATTACCTTGCACTTTAAATGCAGTGAAGTTATCAGTCGCTTTCTTTTCTATAGTTTTGTTTTTCATAGTATTTCTCCTTTCTTGAAAAAACCGCCCCGCTTAATTGCTGAACTTGAATATAGTATAGTGCTTTACTTTGCGAATGTATACCAAAGAACTAAACTTATTTACTTTTATTTATATGCACTAACAATGGACAGATTGCAGTGGACAACGAACAATGGAAGAAGAGACGAAGAGACGAAGAGAACAGTGTACGGGTAGGGGAACGCGTGCACTGCATAGAGTAGAGTAGAGTAGAGTAGAGTAGAGTAGAGTAGAGTAGAGTGAGCTCAATCCTTTTTGATAAACTCACCTTCGATGACATTCGAATCGCTTGCTCGTCTCTTGATCATCTCTTCAAGTCGAGAGAGTATGTCGTCTTTGGACATCATATCGATCTTCGCGGTAAGTATCTCGCGTCTATCAATGTAAAGTCCACCAGCTTTGCCTCGATGGACCTCGGCTGTGATGGCTGCGGATATCTGACCTTGTTCTTTTGCCTCCTCCCGTAGTTCGTGGAGAGTGGACAAATGATTCTCTAGGGAAACTGCGTCCTTCTCTGAGGCTGTGATTTCCAAGTCAATGAGGTAGTTTCGTACAACAGGGTTATGATTTAGTAACACACTGCCCTGAGTCTTAGCACCCTTCCTGTCTTTGGTATACCCTGCTTTGACAGCAGCTTCGGTGGCTGTTTGTCCTTTGAAATACTCTTTACAGAATAGTTTTTGCTTTGAGTTGAGAGGTTGCCATATCTTACCCTTGTCGTCAACGAATGCTTTACCATCTTCTGTGGGCAATAATGAGGTGTATGTTAGCTGTTTCATCGTATCTCCTGGAGTTGCATAATGTTATTGATATATTATTGTAAAACAATATTATTATATACTTTTCTCATGCCCTCTAGGTATCTTACCATACATTTGTAATAACTAATAGAAAACCTATTACTTTTGATACTCACAACAATCCACTGACCAAGAGCCTTGTAGCTTGATTCTATTAGTCTATTAGTGATATTAGCCAATCGTGAGATTTATTTTCAAAAACTTTTTTACTTTACCAGATAACAATACAATAGAACTAATAATAAAAAACCCCGCACGAGGCGAGGTCAAAGAACAACTCATCGAGGAGCTTTTAGGGTGACGAATTGTTTTTTAAATCACACACATCAGATCCTTTCACAAGGGGGAACATACTCACCAGGATCGACACACTCTGGTTGTTCTGAGTCATCGGTATCTGAGTCATCAATATCGATCAGGTGCTCGTCACCATGTAACCAATCTTCGCAACTACCATTCCAAGGTCTACTCATCACTAGCCACAGTCTTAGTCTTCATCCACTCACTGACCACGTCTACAGCTTGGCGTCTGCCTAATCCAGGATGTATTTCTCGTAGTTTTGCAGGTGCTCCGAACATATTCATCTGTCCCGACTCTTGCATAAGATCAAGCATAACAAAATATGGTAAATACTCTGCTTGTTTTTCTGTTAGATTATCCATAGATAGCCTCCATTCGTGCAGGTATAACGAACGTATCGTTACATCTAGAACAACACCTACCCGTGGCATACGGCTCAGCGTTCTCGCCTTGATCCCAATAGACCTTGCCCTCAGGTGTTTTCTTTACATCTAAATCGCCTGTGCAGATGACACACTTTTTATCTTTAGCTTCACTCATAGTTATCTCCCGATAGTTTTAGTTTCACATTCGTCGCAAGTAGTAATTATTCTAGGCTCGTCACCTATCAATAAACTACCACACTCACGACACTCTAAAGTAGAATTATCTACTTCATGACAGGGTGAACATAATGTCCCCTCATCAGTATTGATTACATAATAATCTTTTACATCTACAGTTTTTTCAGAATATTCGTCTCCACACTCAACACAAGTCCACCCGTCAGGACAAGAGTCGACAGCATCTCGTTTAAATAATATCTCACTCATAGTTATCTCCCGATACTCTTAGTATCATTAATAGTTATATATTGATATGCACCTTTATTGTAAGCAGGTGCACTCTGCTTTTTGCGGCTTTCCGCTAAGTCGTTGGCTGCGGCTTCTCCACATACCAAACAAGTCACATAACCTAAGGACAATCTGCCCTCAGGTATATGCTCGTGACATAATCTACAATTAGAAGTCGGCATTTGTAAAATACTCATCTATTTTAGGGTATTGACCATCGAAAGCATCGACGCCCACCCTATCTTCTAATTCTCTAGCACCTTCAACAACAGCAATAATCTTGTGACTATAATCCCAGTTAGGGTACATAGAATCACACTGTTCCTGGTTTAGCATCTCCGCTACAGGTGTCATACTGTCACCATCTCGAATAGCTAGAACAACTGCTGGTCTGCCATCATCATGTTTAACAGCTAACAAAACTAACTTATCATGATTTTGCTCAATCATAGTCATTTTTTCGTAGGTTTTCTGCAATGTAGGTTTACTCATATATTTCTCCTTTCTAATAGTTTGTTTAACTTACCCTTATATTATATAAAAGAGCAAAGCCAATGTAACCTAGCACTCGAAGTCGCCATCCTTTTTGAATAAGCCATCTTCGAGTTTACCAGTGCGGTCTTTTATCTCATCCCATGCTTCGTCCATACACTCTTCTAGAGTCATGCCACACTGTGCTGCTAATATAATCAATACAACTACGCAATCACCAATGCCGTCACGTATCTCATCAAAATCGTTGTAGGCTAGAGCTCTAGCGGTTTCACCAACTTCTTCCATTAGCTTTAACATTTGTCTATCGGGGTTTGCTGTATCTCCAAGTAATCCTTTTTCTTTAGCCCAGTCTTCCACCCTAGTGATACTGCCCCATCGCACACCTCTGTGGCTTATATGGTTTTCTTTATACCACTCAGTTTTATCGGTTGTCATACTCACCTTCCAGCCATTCTTTATTATCTTCAACATACTTCTCAAGAGTTTTAATATCTGTTTCTTGTTCTCTATGTTTTTCTGTTAAATACTCTGTATACATATGACTACAAAAAGAGTCCCATAGTTTTTTCTTCATCTCGTTTATCTCCTCTTCAAAACAATATGTGATACCTTGATAAAGGTTTTCCCAACTTACTCCGTATTCAGCATCGTGACAATCTTCTACATGACCAAGCACTTCCATACACTGGTCATCATCAAGTATTAATTCAATATTGTTGTCTTCGTTAACAAGTTCAAGTTGATGCCTAACGTCTTCGATAGACCATACTATGGCTATAGAGTTCTCACTGTTATAACCGTTGCCGTAATGAAATTTATTCATTAGTTTGCCTCCTGTAGAGGTGCACCCCATTCGTCATGAGGCTCAGCAGGTGCTGGATCAGAGAAAGTTTGCTGACACCACGCTTCAATAAAGTATTCAACATCGGAACGCTTAATAGAGTCGTAAGCATCATGAACTCGGTGATAGTCGTATATAACTTCGACCACCCATTCATAAGCGTCTAGCACCGTTTCGTCACTCATTTGATGACCCCACCTATCGACAGCGATGTCTATAACATGAGGCAATGTTTGCTTTTTAATCTCTTTTAGATTCAACATCGAAGACCTCCTGCGTTGGTATAAGTCCTGAAATGGCATTTAACACATTTCTCTCGTTCTCGACCATCAACAACTTAGTTTCTAATTGCTGAATGCGTTTACCTAAGAACTCGTTAGCTTCTAACTGTCCTTGCATAAACTCCATGGTGCTTTGTTGTGTCTGAACAACATTATCAATCGATTTAACAATCGAAGATAGTATCTTTTCTAGTTCTACTTCTTTCATATATTTCTCCTTTCTTAGTTAATTAAACAGGCGAGGGAACAATGTGCATCACAGGAGCGACCTGTGTTGACTATTTGATTACACACGCTAGTCAAGTTTGTTCTGGTGTAACCCTCTTTTCCACATGGAACTTTTAAAATAGGTGTGCGACTAGTGCATGTTGGTTTAGTTCTCATTTACTTTTAACCTAACCTCGCTTTTAGGAGGATTTCATAAGGTTCAATCCTAGTCACACGTTTGCCCAATAACGGTAAACTATAAAAACCGTTAATGGGACTTCCGAAAATGTTCTTGTATAGTTTTAACATAAGTTTATTATATAGTGCAGCATACGATTATAAACCAGCCTTATAATACACGATCAATGTACATTATTTTCATTATTAGAAATGGTAGCAACCTCTGGTTTATG